TCGAGCTGCAAGGCTTGTGGGGCCGCCACTAGGCACTGGCATCAACATGGCCAAATCAAGCGTTTCTGGCCTGATCTGAAGTGTTTGCCCCTGACCTGAGGTCATGCGCTCGCCGTAGGCAAGACGTTCAGCACCCTCAGGCGAGCGACCTAAAATCATGTCGCCCAACTTGATCCCGCCAACAAGCGGCGCGCTTTCTGGGACTGCTACCTTGTTGCCAAATTCACGCGCCGCACGCAATGCATCAGCAAGACTTGATGCCCAGGGCCTGCGCACTGGTGTTGGTTCAAGGTAGGTTTGGTCCATCACACCGCTCCAGCGTTACGCTGACGCAAGGCCTGCACTTGCATTGCCTGCTTGAGCATCGGCGTGCCTTTGTCGGCCTGGTTGTACTCCTGCCCAACTTTCTGCGGCACGCCAGCCTTGGCGGCAAACTTTGGATCGTGGGCAACCGCGGCCATAAATCGGGCCTGCTTGGCTGAATGACTTGGCATCACTTCCTCACTTCAGGAATTGGAGCTTGTAAAGCGTTTCTTCGTACTGACCCACAATCTCGTCAATGACGTTGTGCAGGCTTGAATACTTGCGCGCAACCATCTCATCACGGCACTCATCGATGTACTCCATCTGTTGACGCAACACCTCTTTGATGTCGCCCTCGTACTCGTTGTCCAGCAACGGCACCTCAAGCAGCTCGGCAAACCGGCCTTGGTAGCGCTCAGTGAACTTGTCGGCCAACGAAATGATTTCCGAATAGAACTCACCCAAAGCCACATGCTTGGCATAGCTGCCTTCGCCCTTGGCCTTTAGATGCGCCTTGTGCGCAAGATCGCGCGCCAGGAACAACAGGCCCACAAATTCGCCAGCATTCATCGACATATCAACCTCACTGCATTCCAGGCATTGAGCCGGCAGCTGGCGGCAACATCGGGTTGGGCTGCATCGTGGCCATCTGGATGGCCTTCATGCGCGCATCCATCTCCGTGTTGGCGGCCTTGGCCATGCGCTCCTTCGCTCCCGCCTGCTTCTCGGCCACTTCAGCCTGCTGGATTGGGGACGGTTGGGGCGGCTGTATGCCTTGTTGTGCCAGCTGCGTGATAGCCTGATCCAAAACGCCTTCGATCTCGGTGCTCACCCGGAACTTGCTCACGCTCCACTGCAGCAGACGCAGCAAATAGGGCGCAGCACCAGGCACGCTTTGCGCCATCGGGGCCACCTGAGAAATGAACGCTCCCAAGCCCTGCATGAACTGCACGGCAGCATCACGCTCGGCCGCCCAATCAAGTGCGGCCATCGAGTCAGCCTCGACATTGATGCGGTATTGCGCCACATGCTCGTCCTTGAGCAGCTGCAATGCCGCTGGCGCCATCTGAGCATCAGGGGTGCGGTCAATGTTGGAGCGCGCCACCATGGTCTGCGGCTGCCAGTGCTTGCAGATGATCTCGGCCTTGATGCGCAACGCCTCAGAGATCCACTGCGCGATGTAGAACTGCATCAGCTGCACACGCGTGCTGCCGAATTGCGCCTTGATCTGCTGCGCCGTGGCCGTCTCGGAAGCCCTGGAGCTGCCGCGCATGATGTCGCTGACGCCCAAAATCTCGTAAATCTGCTGGACTTTGTCCTGGCGGTAGACCCGCAGGTTGTTGATCGCGTTGACCACCTGGTCAATCGGTGCCCAGTCCACCTTGCCCTTGATGCCGCCGCCTTCAGCAAACATCGCCCAGTTGTCCACAGGGATCAGCTGGTTCTCGCTGCCTTGGTTGAACATGCGCTGGATGCCGTCAGCCCCACGGTCATACACACCCACCACCTTGGCCGCACGCGTCAGCCAAGTGATCCGGGTGTTGATCTCATCGAGCTCATTGAATTGGTCCTGGGCGAAGATGTAGTCAGCCCGAGGCATCAGGTTGGAGCTCGTCACGTTGGCCATCAGTGGCCGCGGGCACGGGAAAAACCCTTCCAAGTCCAACGGATCGTCCTTGACATCCAAAATCGTCAGCGCGCCCTGGGCATACCAGTAGACTTTCTTCTGCTCCTTGCACCAGATCTCGAAAACCTGCGCCTTGTTCCAGACGTCGTACTGAGGCAGGTTGTTTTGGTCGGTAGCCTTGACGACCTGAATCGGCACACTGTCGGCAATCTCCTTGCCAAAACGCGCCTCCAGCTGGTCTTTGGTCATGTAGACGCGCCGCGCCACCCACCGGACCTCATTCCAAGTGCGTGCTGGCGACCAGAAGAAGTCCTGCCAATGGATGTAATCCACCGGCGCGTCCTCTTCGACAATCCTCTCCTGCGTGTAGGCTGGCACCATCTCGTTGCCAAACTCGTCCAGCGTGGCAGGCACTTCCTCCTGCTCAATCTCGACGTCGTAACGCAGCCAGATCTGACCCATGCCCACAATCAGCCAGTCCTCAATGCCTTGGCGGACTGCGTCATCCCACTGTGAGATGTCTTCCTCAAAGCCACGGTTGAGGATGCGCTGCAGGATGATTCCCGCCACCCGTGCTTGGTCGTCTTCAACGTCCAAGAACGCCCGACTGACGTCAGCCTTGGGCGGGCGGGCGTACAACATCGACAACATGACCTTCATGGTCGACCAGAAAAGGTTGACCTTGCTGTCGTCCTTGCCCCAGGAGTCACGCTCATCCAAGTACCGCTTGGTGATGCGCTCGCCTTGCTTCTGGAACTTCTCCAGCTCCTTCTGGGACGCCTCAATCTCAGTGCCCCAACGCTGCTGCAAGCCCGCGGGCGTGTCAGCAAAATCGCTGGTACTTGTGATCTTTTCCTGTTGCTCGATCATCCGATCCTCGCTGTGGGTTGCGGGCCGGTGTCCCAGATGTCGTCAAGCGAAAACTGGTAGCTGGCGCCTTGCGCCTTGGGGGCGGTTGAGGCGATTGTATTGCCGCGGTGAGATTTCGACACCACTGGGCGCGCAGCAAGAGCAAAGTAGCGAAACGCGTCCGCACTGTGGCTGTGTTGGTCATGCTTGGGCCGGTTCCTGAATGTCTGGGTTTTGTCATCCCACTCGCGCATGTACGCCCGCAAGTGATCCAGGCCGTCATACGTCGCGCTCTCATCGAAGTAGCATTTCTGCAACACCAAGCGCGCCGCCTCAATCCCGTCCTGCAATGACAACTCAGGCACCAAACTCGGCCGAATCCCGTTGGCCAGGAACTGCTCAATGATCGACTTGCCCGTCTGCAGGCTCTTGGCTTTGGCGTCATGCGGCAAGAACACCGTTCCAACCTTGTACGGCCGCGCCTTGATCCAGTCGATGTAAAACTGAATCGGTTGGTTGTCCTCCTCCATAAAGTCCACCACCCGATACCCGTCAGGCGTCTCCTGCCAACCCCACCAGCTGCAGCTGTCGGTAAAACCCAAGTCGGCGGCCAGGTGCACGGGAAACTCAGGATCAATCGCGTGCGCGCCAACGCGCCCCTCTTCATACGCCTGAGAAATGGCCTTGGCGTAATACGCCCCAGGAATTGCCGCCTCGAAGCTGCACTCGTACTCGACCAGGTACGAGTCTTCCGTCATCTGCGCCTTCGCCGCCGCCAGCTCCTCGTCATCAAGAATCCTGGTCTTTGACGCCGGCAGCTCCAACAGAACATGGCTGTTGGGGTTTAAGCGCGCCTCCTCCCGCAAATTCCAAAAGAGGTTCTTGCCTTTTGGTGTGCCTGCCCAAATGCACCAGCCCTTACGGTCAGAGAGCGCGGGACGAATGACCTTGTACCAAGCGTCCGGCCGCATATCCCCCACTTCGTCCATCACGACGCCGTCGAAGTACATCCCCCGCAACGCGTCCGGGTTGTCCGCCCCCGCCACATAAATCCGGCTCTCCCCACCGTAGCCATTGCGCATGTCAATGCGCAACTCGCTCTCATTGGGTGGCTTCGTCTGCAGCGGCTTCGTCAACTCCTTGAGATACGTCCACGCCACCCGCTTGGCCTGCTCCCGAAAGGGCGCCAGGTACGCGAACTGGGGGTTGGGGTGTTGCGTCTCCAACGCCCCCACCACCAGGTCGGCACACATCGCCACCGTCTTGCCCGCGCGCCGGTGCGCCACCACACACGCCCACCGCCGCTGCCGGTTGTGCAACGGCAAGAACACATCCCGCGGCCGGTACTCGTTGATGTCCATCAGCGCACAAACTGCCCACACCGCACACACCGCAAACGCGGGCGCGGTGCGTTGCACACAACTTCAGGTCGGGCTTTTTTGTGGATGCCTAGAAGGCAAAGAAAGCGTCTAAGCATGTTGTGCGAAAAACTCAAAAAGCCAATTTTTGAATGCTAGCGTGGGGGGGCGGGGCCCCGCTTCCGACCGGCCCCCGGTCCCGGCTCGACGGGGGGGTGGGGGGTCGCCTCGGCCGGCCCGGCCAGGGCCTCAGGCCTGAGTGCCGCATCATCAATCCGTTGCTCAATGGCAGAAATGTCTTGTGCATCAATGACTTGCGCACGGGCGACATCGAGTTGTGCCATTTGTGTGCCATTCACCCCGCGCTGTTGCAGCCAAGGCATGTGGATGGTGATGCCGCCGTTGACGCTGGCGTTGACCTGCAGGGGCAGCGCCTTCTGCACCATGCCGGCGAAGATCTGCCGGTCTTGGATGCCGCCGTTGGCGCGCTCCAGCAGCCAGTTGACCAGCCCCTTGCGCCCCTGGCTGTCGGTCACCTCACGCGTGGCCTGCTCGATGGCCTCGCGGATCGAGCGCGTGACTTTGTTGGGCTGTCCCTTCTGCCTGCCCATCGGCAGCGGCGCCCCGCTGAGGGGGCTGCGCGGCCTCTCCTTCTGGACTCCGACTTTCGGAATCGTGCTTCCCTCGCACTGTTGCGCTTCCATCATGCTGGTGATCCTACCGCAACGACCGCCCCTCAATGGGCCCTAAACGGCCCGCCATTGAGCTCCAGCGCCCCAGCCAATAGGGCCATAGCCAAAGCCTCGCCCAAGCCGCTGTGGAGCCTTGCAGCCTGATCCCAAGCCAGGACATAAACCTCATCCCCAACCAGCAACCGCAACTGCAGGTCGCCGTTTTCGGGCGCGACCTGAAGGCTCATGGTGTCGGTTTCAGTCATGCCCACACTCTGCCCAAAAAAAAGTGCGCGTGCTCCCCACACCCCTACTAAGAGCGAGCGCGCGCACCCCTTTGCAGGGGAAAAGCCCCCCGCCAGGGGCGGCGGGGGCTTTGCTTTTCCCTTCCCTGCGACTGCCTGCGACCGCATAGCGACCGCATAGCTGCCGCACAGCACGCGCAGCCCCGCCAAAGGCCCCAAACAGAGCTCCGCGGTCACCCTTTTGGGGCGCGTTCACGTGTTGCGCTCCTTCAGCTTGGCTTCTATGGCGCGGGCAAAGCTAATGTCATCGTGTTGGTGTGCAGAAGCAGCACACTCTCCACAGATCAATGCAATCTCTTCCTCCGTCAGCCCCTGCCATTCGC